GTCACTCGCCTGATCACGACATGGTTCATACTGTCCCCGATGGCTTCACGGTCAAAGGCGTCTCGACCCTATATAACGATGAAGGAAAACCTGTTTCGCAATGGGTCAAGTCTGCCAGTGACAAAGAACGACAGTTTGAAATCCTATGCGAACGGATAGAGTTTGCGTTGCAAGACATTGAACCTTTTGACCCGCAAGCAAAGCCACAAGGTACGGACGATAATCTTCTATCGCTTCTTACAATTACAGATTTCCATTTGGGTATGTACGCTTACGCCGCTGAATCAGGCGAGGATTGGGACGTAAAGATCGCGCGTGACGTGTTTATGAATTCCGTTAGTGACATGATTGATGCCTGTCCTAAAAGCGAGGTCGGCATTCTCTGTCAGCTGGGTGACTTTTTACACTGGGATGGAATCCTATCGGCCAGCACTCCGATGTCCGGCCACGCACTTGATGCCGATTCAAGATACGCAAAGCTAGTAGACCTAGCGATGTCGGTTATGTCAGAGGCAGTTAAGTTAATGCTTAACAAGTTTGATCGCGTTGTGGTGGTATCTGCTGAAGGCAACCACGATGTCAGCGGCTCGATTTGGTTACGGAAATACATAAAGCATATCTTTGCGAATGATCGCGTCGAGGTCATAGATAACGACTATCCGTACTATGCTTACCTATGGGGGGAAACGATGCTAGGTTTCCATCATGGTCACAAGGTAAAGCTAAACAACCTTCACAAGCTGTTTGCCTCTGAGCCGCGATTTAGAGCGATGTGGGGGCAATCAACCAACACCTATATCCATGCTGGTCATTACCACCATGAAAGGCTGGTAGAGGATTCTGGGGCCATTGCCGAGCAACATCCCACTTTGTCGGCTAGGGATGCGTATGCGGCTCGTGGCGGGTGGGTTTCTCAGCGAGGTGCGAAGGTAATTACTTATCACAAGACCGAAGGCGAGATCCATAGAACGACTGTAAGGCCGAGGATATGATCCAAATTATTAGCTGTCCCCTGCCTGGTGGTGGCAGAGCATTGCTAAAGACTTCCGACATAGGCGGCGCAACGACTGCCAAGAATCCACAAGAGTGTGATGTCTACGTTCTAGGCTGGGCGCAAGAAGGGATCACGATTGATTTAAGTGTCGAAGAATTCGCGGAGGTATGGGTCTCCGCATTACTTGATGAGGGAGAAGAACCAGAGTATGAGATCGTATTTACCTCAGATGACCTGCACTGAATGCCATAAAATAATGGTGCCGCAGTTCAAGAACGAATACCCCCACAAGCTCGACGGCTGGTCATGCGATTGCGGACATAGCGAGAAGGCTATTCTCAGAGAGAGACAATTCACGAGGGAAACAGATGACAGTCAAGCGCGAACCCTGTGACATTTGGTTTTCAAAGGCGGTAAGGCTACGGGATGGAAAGTGTTTGCACTGTCACAAGGCTGATCGACTCGAATGCGCTCACATATATGGAAGGGCTAACAAGCGAGTGCGCTGGGCCATGTCAAACGCTACGGCCCTCTGCCACTACTGTCACCGGCATTTCACGTCCAACCCCATAGCTTTCCACGATTGGCTGGATAAACAACTAGGTACGCCGCACATGGACAAGCTAAGGATGGATCGGAACGAGATTTACAAGACAACTAAACTACTGAGGAAAGATATCGCGGCGCATTACCGCGATGAGGTTAGACAGAAGGAACTTGATCCTGACTACGAGATTCAGAGCTGGAACTAATGTGGTCAAGGTAGTGCTGTTTTAACAGTGGATTCCTTCTTAGCTTCGCAAGTGCTTTTGCTTCGGTAATCCTAACTGTTTGACGACTAACGCCTAAGACCTCTGCGACTTCCGAGTACGTCATAAAGTGATGCGGGTTTGTTGGGTTTGCCATTAATCCTCCCACACTTCCATAGAGCCTTCGTTCATGTCGCACAAGGTTAAGTCGCCAGCCTTGTACGCTTCCATTTCTGATTCGTACTCAGGCTCAGACGTGTACGCCTCGCCCCCGTCCCGACCGATGATTGTGTATCCCCACATAATTTTCTCCCTTAAAAGTAAAGGCCGCTTATGCGACCTTCATATATTCTGCTGTACGAAAGCCGCGCAACACGTCATTGAGATACGAACGGCATGGCTCGCTTAAAGATGCGTCCACAATATGCCTTCCCTGCATATCAAAAATGCGGATGAAACGCCCCTGCATTTTGTAAGCCCGATATTGACCATAAATTTCTTGATAAAACTTCATTCCCTTCTCCCTTGGTAAAGGCCGCTTATGCGACCTTGCCAGTTATCTTGTTTATAAGCTCGCTGTGTGACTCAGCTTCGCAAATCGTGATCGTAAGCAACGAGCTAAAGCCGTTATCGTTGCTCTTACTAGCAAACCAGCGACTACCCACCTGACTGATAGTCAAGTATTTGCGGTAATTGCCAGAAACAAAACAAGCCTGATATGAAAGATCGTGATAGGTCATTATCTTCTCCCTTGGTAAAGGCCGCTTATGCGACCAGTTTAATTGCACGTTCGATAACATCGGCATTTAAGAACGCGCCGTGAGTAAACTTGTAGCGACCGATGTTCATATCGAGCTTTACAATTTTCTCATTGATGTAGTAAGCGGCAACTTCTTCGGCGTAGTCGTTAGCGCCAGCAGTACGCAAAACTTCAATCAAGTTTGCTTCAGCGTTTTCGATGCGGATGTTGATGTCGTTGTACATTTCGCTATTCCCTTGGTTAGTGGCTGTGTCCCCAGCCGATGAACAGATAATTGCATACCTAAATATCAAAGTAAACACTTTTTGTTTATTTATTTGATGTTTTTTTTGGTGGGGTGTTGTAAATATACATTTGTGGTATACTCATCGGATGTGTACTACAGTGAAACGAGCGATGTTCTGCACTCGTAATAATGTCCAGCACATTGAGAACCTCGGTATAGTTTGCGAACTAATTGGGCGACTCAAAGGTTTAACAGAGTCCGAATACTTGGACCTCTGTGCGATAAACAAGTTGGAGAATATGCGAGCGTTGGAGATGGCTAAACATTACCCCAGTCACTAAGGCTAGGGAATAACAGGCCGAAAAGGCCACGGGGCTTTGCACCCCCAAAAAAAGGGATAGGGACATGGAGTTAAATTTATTAGAGCAGTACCCGGCGCGAGTAGTGGCTGGCATTATCTTGTTTGTAGCGGCTTTAGGTATTGTGGGTAACGCTGATATGCAGGATCAGATTGATCAGCAAGAGTGGTACTGCGAGAACGTAGAGATATGGGTGGCGTCCAATGGTCGCAACGGTCATCCTGATTACAAGGGTATAGATTGTGAAGCTGACCTATAAGCAGGTACACGAAGCGGCTACTATGGAAAGCGATGGCGTCGAGGTCTGGGCGCTTGCACAAATATTCGATGTACATGACATGACGATGCGCAAATACTTGAGAGCCTATTACAAGTACGGCGAGTCATTCTGGTCACGTTATCCAACTGAGGTAGAACATGGCGGATCATCGGCATAAACTAGACAAGGAAACGCGGGACAGGCACTTCCCTGAGTACAATGGGGGTAAGGGGTCAAGACCGCGCAAATTCGCAACCAACAGTAGTCAGTCTTACAAAGACGGCTGGGATAGGATATTCGGTGGCAAAGACAAGAGCACAACTTAACCGAGAGACACGCCAAGCCGAGATGCGGAAGAAGATTGAAGCGTCTGGGTATGAAACGCATGTCCATGAAGTCGTTAAGAAATTGCTTGATCCTGAGCAAGAGTTTGACTCCATTGATGTACAGCGTATGAAGTCTGCGGCTGATCTGTCTATTAAGATGATGGCTAAGTTCATGCCAGACCTTAAATCAACTGAGATCACTGGCCCTGATGGCGGTGGTTTAGTCGTTAACATCCAGCGTAAGAGATTCGATGGCGACGATTGAATACGTTATGAAGCCGCAAGGCGTGGTGCTAGAGGAGTTCGCTGACTGTCGCGCTCGTAACTCATTCATCATGGGGCCGCTAGGCTCAGGCAAGACCGTTCAAGTAATCCTCAAGCTCTTAGAGCTGATGTGCCAACAGGCACCAGTCACAAGAGAATCCCATCCCAACTACGGTGTTCGGCTAAGTCGGATCATCGCCGCTCGAAATACTTACAGTGAATTATTCTCAACGACGATCAAGGATTGGATCGAGGTGCATGGGGATCTAGGTGAGTTCAAGCAGGGGAACAAGGAACCGCCAACGCATCGGCTCGAGTTCAAGTTAGAGGATGGCACGACAGTAAAGAGCGAGGTCATCTTCATAGCCTTTGATCGTCCTGAGCACGTCAAGAAGGCGAGGGGTATCCAGACTACATGGGTGTGGCTAAACGAGGCCAAGGAGCATTCTAAGAGCGTTGTGGATATGCTTGACCTGCGTTGCGGTCGTTACCCGTCGATGAAGGAAGGCGTAAAGCCTACGCACTACGGAATGCTGGGGGACTCTAATGCTCCAGATGAGGATCACTGGTATTACAAGCTGGCTGAAGAAGACAGGCCAGAGGATTGGAAGTTTCACCGTCAACCGGGTGGTGTATATCGGGAAGGCGACGGATGGTATCTCAACGAGAAGGCAGAGAATCTTAATAACCTACCGGAAGGCTACTATCGGCGAGGTCTGCAAGGTAAGACTGATGATTGGATCAAGGTTAATCTCGCAAATGAGTACGGCTTTGTATCGAGTGGTAAGCCAGTTCATCCCCTATACACTGATTCTATTCATTGCATGGCTGACGTTTACCAGCCTAATCCTGATCAGCCTATTGTGCTGGGCTTTGACTTCGGCAGGACTCCAGCTTGTGCGTTCCTTCAGAGAGATGCTCTTGGTCGCTGGATTTGTTTTGACGAATTCTGTCTGACTGACTCCGGGGCTGTGGACTTTGCACCTAGCCTCAAGCGATACATAGATGCCAATTACCCGAAGATACGGTTCAGAGGCTGGGGTGATCCCTCAGGTGACAACAAGAACCAAGCGAATGCCGATACACCATTCAAGATCATGCGAGCGGCTGGTATCCCATGTACGCCTACACTAACCAACAATCCAGCATTGCGACGTGCGGCTCTCGAGCTACCGATGAAGGAACTCTGCATGGACGGCAAGCCACGATTCCTAATCAGCCCGAAAGCACGGATGATTCGTAAGGGGTTGCAGGGTGGCTTCTGTTATCGACGCATACAAGTATCGGGTGAGAAGTACACCGATGAGCCAGATAAGAACGAATACAGTCACCCGGTCGAGGCGTTAGAGTACGCATTGCAAGGTGAAGGCGAAGGCAGACAAGCACTAAGTAACGGACAGGTAAGGCGACCAGTGCGGCAGATGAAGATGGATGTTCGTGTCTTCTGATATTGCATACGTGGCGTTCTCTATTGACGAGGGGCATTGGTGGTCATGGATGTTGCACCCCGAGATCAGGCACTGTTACGTCGTGATTCCGAACAATGGCGAATGGTTTGCGGTTGGTAAGTCAACGGAGGGAATTGAGTTCATGATCGTCGATAACATTACCGATGTAGTCGAGAACGATATTCTGATAAAATCGCAAGTTCATAGGCCCAAGCGCGGTCTGTTTATGTTGAATACGTGCGTTGGGTATACGAAGCAGGTGTTGGGTATAAACAAGCCGTTTATCTGGACGCCTTATCAACTGTATCGGTATTTGGAGAAGCAGGATGGCAGGTAAGTTTCGACAAAGCTTGCGCGGTATCGACAGGATACACCGCAAAGGCTTCAAGAAGATTGACCGGGTTCGCAGAGGCGGAAGCCTTCTAACTGGTCTTGGCGTAGGCGGTGGCGGTAAGAGCAAGAAACAGCAGGCACCTCAAG